GCCTCGGCGGTCAGGCGGGCGTCCTCGACCAGGCCATCGAGGCACTCGGTCATGCGTTTGAGGTCGTCAGCGCGCCACGACAGCACCTCCCGGATCGCCTCGAAATCGCTCCGGACGAGCGCGACCAGGTCGGCGGCGTCGGGGTGGCAGGCCTCGATCAGCCGCAGCGTGCCGAGGCCGGCGGCGAGCCTGCCCTCGATCAGGCGGGCCTCGTAGTCCTGGGCGGTTTTCATACGCCGAATCCTCGCCTGGTCAGGTCATCTTCGTCCAGCGCCATGTCGGCGCGGACCTGGGCGGCGCAGGCGGCGCAATAGTGTTCCGTCTCGCCGGTCGGAAAGGTCACCGCCTCGGTGGCCGGGTCGTCGCAGCCGATCCAGTCGCAGTAAATCCGCCGCTCGCCGACGCCGCCGCACGTCTCGCAGGCGATGTACCAGGTGTCGGGGTCGTTGCCGCCGTGGCGGCTCGTCAGCACGGTGCCCTCGCCGTCGCACTCCGGGCATGTCAGGTCGAGCGCCATCACGCGTCCTCCTCATCAGGGTCCAGGGGTTTGTCGTCCACGAGGCCGCGGATCAGCGCGATCACGTTTTCCAGTTGCTCGACCTTCGCCCGCAACGCTTCGATCTCAGAGCCGTGTCGGCGCTCGTAGTCGGCGTCGATGACGCGGTAGGAGATCGTGAGGTAATGCTCGCGGCCACGGTCGAGGTAGGCCGGGTCGATCAGCGTGAAGCGGATGCCTTCGTCGCGAATGTCGGGACCCAGGACCCGGTCCAGGCCGTTGAAATAGTCCTGCGAGCGCGCCCCGGAGCGGGACGCGAAGCCTTGTTGATGAAAGGTGATTTTGTAGCCTTCGTCGCTGTAATGGCTGGACATCAGGCGTCCGCCTCGATCGTGACGGTGCGCCTCAGCACCGCGCCATGCGCCAGCAGATCCTCGACGGACCTCGGCAGGGCGTAGACCTCCGCGTCGGTCATCTCCGGCCACTCCGGCATCTGGTAGAGCGCGAGCGTGCCGGAGCCAAAGCCGCGCAACTCGTGGCGTAACTCAGCGTCGTCGTAAGTCAGGCACGCGCCGAAATCGGAGCCGCGCACCGTGCCGGTCTCGTCAACGACGGCGACACGAGTCAATTCGGTGATCGTGAGAATGTTGGTCATGGCGTGTCTCCGGGGGGGGTGGTGGGTCAGTCCATCGCGTGCGCGGCGTTGCTGCCCATCGGGGCGAGGAAGGCGAACGCTACGCGCGCGGCCAGCACCGCCTCTTTGTCGCCAGACGCGTAGGCCGCGGAAACCCGGTCGGCGGCGACCGCCGCTTCCAGGACGGGCAGGACGACGTGGTCCATGCGGCCCGGCGCGCGGGCTTCCTGGCGCGCGGCCCACGCCCGCATATTGCTGGCGAAGTGAGCGAAATTGGCGGCGCGTGCGACATTACGCTGCGCGGGTGTCATGTCTGAGGAGATCGGCTGGAAAGTGGTCATATCTCGCGTCCTTCGCGGTTTTCGCGGGGTTTTTCCCGCCCCAAGGGTGTGCCACGCCGGAACACGCTTTGCCAGCATTTTTTCGATTAATCGTGCCACGCTTTTCGCATGCCTGGGTCGCGTCTGGGATGGGGCTTTTCGTGACACGCTCATGCTATGGTCGGACCATGAGCAACAAGGACACGACGCGCTTCGCCAAGCGCATATCGGTTCGTATACCTCTGGACCTTCTGGAGGAGATCGAACGCATCCAGGCGCGCCATAACCTCGACCTGACGCGGGTCATAGTGTCGATGCTGCGTCACGGCCTCGACGTGTACAATCGGGAAGTCGCGGATCGCGCGGTTGGCCCCCGCCGCCGCGTGAGGGCGTGGGGGTGAGCAAGCACCGCCCGCGTCGGCCCGCGCGCTGGCAGGCGACGGCACCGCGAGGCTGGTCGCCGGGCGCGCGGGCCAACCGATGAAGCGGGACCACGAGGCGGCGCTGATCGCCGAGATGGCGCGCCAGTTGATCGCCGGGACGACCGAGGACGAGGTGACGGACGTGACCAAAAGCCTCGTGGATACGGTCTTCGCGGCCAAGAATGACGTGGCGTTGATCGCGCTGGCGATGGCGGTTTCGCTGTTCGCCAAGCACACCGCGAGTAAGCGTATGACGCCGGAGCGGATCGTGGCTCTCGTGATGGACCTGGTGAGGCGGCTGGCCTGAATGCCCGCCGGGCTGCACGCCGACACGCTCCGCATGCCTTGCGCGCACTGCGGCGCCGGGTTCAGGTCCACCGTGATCGACAGCCGCGTCTGGCACGGGATGGTGCGGCGGCGGCGCCTGTGCAACGCGTGCAAATACCGGTGGTACACGATCGAAGTGCCGGCGGAATTGATCGAGGACTTCCCCGCGATCGTCGGCAGCCTGCGGGTCATGCGGCGCGACCTCGACAAGGTCGTGTCAACACTGGAACAGACCGCCGCCTGGGCCGAGTTGGGGGATGACGATGCCGCGTGATGTGGTAAACTTCCAGTCCCTTACAAGAAACATCTGGGACTGGGTCAGTATGCAATCAACGTGGGTCAATGAGACCGTGGACAGGCGCATAAAACAACTCCGCGAGGCGCTGGTGTCTTACGGCAAAATCGCCCAAATACTTCGCGACGAGCGCGGGATCGAGGTCACCAAAAATCAGGTCATCCGGCGCGGGCGGACGCTCCAGGTCGCCACTGTCGGCAGTCCGCTCTACGGCCAGCCGGAGGTCGTTCCCCTTACCCCGTGTGAGGTGATTCCAGCGTGGCTCAGTCCCGAGGCCGACGCGCTGTTCGTCATCGATTGGGAGCGCGGCTGCCGGGTCATGGACCTGTGTCGCCGATTCCAAACAAGCGATGACTCGATCACCCGGCGGCGCGCAAAACTCGACCTTCTGCCGCGCTCCGGTGGGCCGATCCGGCCCATTGAGCCGGTGGCCACGCTGCCGCCGCTACCGTCGACACAAGAAGAGGAGGAACCAGTGACCGCCCTGCCCATCGCCCTTGGGAGTTTCGCGCCGTTCAGTGTTCCGCAGCGCGGCGATCCGCCGCCCAGGCCCACCGTGCCGCCGATCAGGCCAGCCTATGTCCCGGCCAGCCGGCGGTGCCAGTATCCTCTCTGGGGGCACCACGAGGCTCCCACGCAGCGGTTCTGCGACGCTCCGGTGATCGTGCGGTCCTATTGTCTGAGCCACGCGCAGCAATGCTACATCCGCGTGCCGAGGTATGACACGGCATGACCGGCCAACAGTGGACCGCCGAAGCACTCCAGCTACTCGACGTGCTGACGGAAATGGGCGAGCGGCTCGACGTGATTCAGTATCGGCTCTACCGCCGCCTCGGCTGGCGCCCGACCGCGGCCCAGATCCGCGAGGCGTTGCAGCGGGTGAGGGCTGGCGCGACAATCAGCGGATAGTGGTTGACAGCCGTCCGACGATCCGCTAACCGGCGCATATGATGAATGACACCGAATTGCTGCTTCTGATGCAGAAGCGCGTCGACCAGGCAGGCTCGATCGCGGCCTGGGCGGCGGCTCACGGCCTCTCTTCGTCCTATGCTCACGACGTGCTGCGGAACCGCGCGCTGCCCGGCAAGCGGATTCTCGATGCACTGGGGGTGAGGCGGATCGTCAAATACGAATCCATCCTTGGGGAGCGCACCGATGCCTGACCAGTCGTGGTTTCGCGACATTACCGGGTTGCCCTACGAGGTCGTGGAGCAATGCCCGCATCACGTCATGGAGCATTCGGATCATTACCGGGACGACGGAAGCTGCCGGTGCGACGATCCGACAGATATCGCCATGGCCATTATCGGTTTTCGTTGGGACGCGCTTCAGCGGCGTTGGACCGACTGACCGGGACGGCCCGGCTTCGTGAGGGCCGGGCCACCTCGAAACTCACACAAGGGAAACCTACTCAATGAGTGACATACCACCCAAGGCACCGACTGGCTACCAGATCGAGAAAGTGATGTCCGCCTGGGAACAGGCGCGCGACCGGCTTTTGCTCGCCGACCCCTCCCTGGCCGACGATGAAGTCGCCCTCTACGAAGCCCTCGGCCCGGTCGAGGCCGACCGGCAGGCGTTGCTCGCGCGGCTGCTGCGGAGCGCCATACACGCCCGCGACATGGCCGAGCAGGCCACCAAACGACTGGAGGACCTCAAAGCACGTCAGGCCCGCTACATACGCCGAGCCGCCAGCGTCAGCGCCTCGGCGCTGGCGATGATGCAGGAGACCGGCGAGCGCCGCTTCGAATTGCCGGATCTCAGCGCCTCGATCAGGCGCAATCCCGAGAGCGTGAAACCGACCGACGAGGACCTGATCCCACCCGGCTACTGGGTGATCACGACCACACGCGCGATCGACAAGAACGGCATCCGGCGCGCCATCAAGGCGGGCGAGGCCGTGCCGGGCGCCGAACTGGTCGAGGGCGCCGAATCCCTCCAGATAAGGACTGTGTGATGAGCGATATCATCCCCGCCGCCAATGGCGGCGATCCGGACCCCGTGACCGCCCTGCTGATGCGCGCGGCCACCGACCCGGGGTTCGACAGCGCCAAATTCGAAACCGCGGTGTCGTTCCTCCGAGAGCGTGAGGCGACCGCCGCCCGGCGCGTGTTCAATCAGGCTGTTTCCGCCGCGCAGTCGCGCATGGACGCGGCGTTCAAGGACGGGAAAAACAGCCACCTGAACAACAAATACGCCACGCTCGATGCCTTGCTGAAGGTCATCCTGCCAGCGGTCACCGCCGAGGGGTTGAGCCTGCGGTTTGGCTCTCAGACCGCTTCGCAGCCCGGCTGGCAGTGCGTGACGTGCATTCTGAGCAAGGGGGACCACGAGGACGTGACCTCCCTGGAGGGGCCTGTCGGCGGGCAGGGAAGCGGCGGGCCGCGCGTGCAGATGACGCCGATTCAAATCACCGGCTCAACCACGACCTACCTAAAACGTTACCTTTTAGGAATGGTTTTCCCAATGATCCTCTCGGATGAACATGACGACGACGGCGAGGCCAGCCGGCGTGGGCCACGCGGCCCGATGCCAGCTTCTCGCCCCCCCGCGGTGGAGCGCGGTGGACCGCCGCAGCGTGAGACCGCGGCGCAGTGGCTCGACCGCACGGCGCTCGAATTCGCGGCGGCTGATACCTCGGCCCTGCCCGCGATGTTGGCGGCGCCGCGCATCGCCCAGATGCAGGGCTGGCTGACAAACGGCGCGCTCGACCGGCTGAATTACATTCTGGACCAGGCGCACCAGCGCATCGCGAAACAGGACGACGCGGACGAAGCGGAGGTGCCGCCGGAGGAGGGGGACCCGTTGTTCGCGCCCGGCGCGGACCCGTTCGTGGAGCGGGCGCCATGACCGACATCCGCGCCTGGGCGCTCGCCCAGCAAGCCGCCGCGCTGGCGGTTGAGATGCCATGACGACCGAAAACTACCGCACTGAACGAGGCTCGCGCGTCGAGATCAGCGGCGAACATCGCGGTATTTCAGTGATCAATTGGGACTGGTTCGAAGAAGGCGCATGTATCGAGGCGCGGCCCGTCGCCGAGGTAAATTCGCGCGACGACCCACACCTCTTCTGGTCGTGCGATTGTTGCGGCGCCGGGCAGGCGCCGCTGATCCGGTGCGACCCATGATCCCGATCGGCGAACTGGGCGCCATGACGGACACCCCTCGGGGCGGTGAGGCTGGTGTTTGATCTCCGGCCCTACCAGGAGATCCTCGTAGGGCATACCCGCGAGGCTTTCCGCGCCAACCGCCGCGTGCTGATCGTGGCGCCCACCGGGTCGGGCAAGGCCGTCATCCTGGCCTATGTCGCCTATCACGCGGCGGCGCGCGGCAATCGTATCATCCTCGTCGTTCACCGGGACGAGTTGCTGACCCAGCTATCCGGGTCGCTCTCCGAGATGAGCGTGCCGCACGGGCGGATTCAACCCGGCTGGCCGCGCACCGAGGAGCCGGTGCAAATAGCGATGGTGCAGACGCTCACGCGGCGGTTGCACCGCATAATAAATCCGCCGGATCTGTTGTTTTTCGATGAGGCTCATCACGTCGTTTCGACATCATACAAACGTATCGCGGACTACTGGCCGAACGCGCGCGTGCTGGGCGCGACGGCGACTCCGCTGCGGCTCGACGGCAGGGGCCTCGGCGAGGTGTTCGACACGATGATCGTCGGGCCGGGCACCCGCGCGCTGATCGACGCCGGGTGGCTGGCCGACTTCGACTATAGAGCGCCGCCGGTCGATATCGACATGAGCGGCGTCAGCACCGTGCTGGGCGACTACAATGTCGAGCAACTGGCCGCGGCGACGGACAAGCCGCGCATAACCGGCGACGTGATCGAGCATTACAAATCCTATCTGGGTGGGCGACCGGCGATCGCATTTTGCGTCCGTGTCAGCCACGCCGAGAACGTCGCGGCGGCGGCGGCGGCAGCCGGCATCAAGGCGGTCTCGGTCGACGGCGACACGCCGCCAGCTGAACGCGCGGCGCGCATCGCCGGTCTCGCCAACGGCAACACCGAATTGCTGACAAGCTGCATGATCGTCGGCGAGGGGCTGGACATCCCAGCCGTCTCGGGCGCGATCCTGCTGCGAAAGACCAAGAGCCTCGCGATGTACTTGCAGTGGATCGGGCGCACGTTGCGGCTGAAACGCGACAACAGCCGCGCGCTGATCCTCGATCACGTGAACTGCGTCGACGCGCATGGCATGCCCGACGCCGACCGGGCGTGGACACTCAGCGGCAAACCTCCGGGCGTGGCGCCGACCGCGACGTGCTTCCGGTGCTACCGCGTGTTCCGGATCGGCGCGGGCTGGAAAATCGGCCAGGAGTGCGACGACGCGGGCGAAGAGGGCTGCCTGCTGAACGCCGAGAACGGCGAGGAGCCATCGGTCGTGACGCCGCCCCCGGTCGTGCCGGGCACCCTGGAGGTGTTCACCCGCACCCCCGCGTGGGCGGGGGGGATCGACATCGTGCTGGCGCGTGGGGCCGAGTACAAGGACCTGATGGACAAGGCGAACACCCACGAGCGAGTGGACATGATCCGCAAAGCCCGGGGGTATCACCCGGGCTGGACGCGGCATGTGATGCTCGCCCGGCAGGCGAAGCGGCCCGCGTGACCGCCGACGCGCGCCGCCAGGCGTTACAGGACGCGCTGGACGCGGTGATCAGGGCGCACGGCCCGATCGGTGACGAGACGTACTGCGCCAAAGCCCTCCGCGAGATGATCGCGGGATGCGCCACGCCGCACTACTGCTGCGGGTTCTGCGGCGCGCACAGCGCGAGCCGACGCGTGCCGCTCACCGCGCCCGACCGCGCGACCGAGGTCTACGGCTGGTTCTGCGGCCATGTGTGCGAAGCGAACTGGGGGACCAACCAGCCGCGCCCGGCGTCCAGGAAGCAGGCGGATCTGTTCGGGTGACTGAGACCGAGATCATGCGCGCCACGCTCGTCGCGGTCTCCGCGCTGCCCGGCTCGCTGTTCTACCGCAACAACACCGGGGTCACGCAGATGCGATCCGGCGACTGGATCAGATATGGCCTCGTGGGGTCTGGCGACATCATGGGCTGCCTGCGGGGCCGCGCCGTGGCCATCGAGGTCAAGACGCTGACCGGTCGCGCCAGCGTGGCGCAACGCCGCTTTGCGGCGGCGTGGGAGCGGGCCGGGGGCGTCTACATCATCGCCCGCTCGCCGGAACAGGCGCTCGCCGCCCTGGCCGAAATATGAACGTCAAGGGGCCGGGCGGGATTTTCCTGTGTTACGAGCCCGACGAAGTTGTTGAGAAGTAAGCCGGGATGGCGCAATAGGGCCGGCTGGCCGGTGCAGCTAACACCGACGCGGCCCTGACCACCAATCGAGAGGAACGCTCGACCATGGCTACCCCGCACATAATCGCGCACGTCACCTGGACGCAGTATCGCCCGCTGCCGCGCGCCCTGCCGCCTGGCTCACCGGGCACGACGATTCCCGACCCCACGCCGATCATCCCCTCGCCGCCGGCGCCGGCTGGAGGCGGTGAGATGAGCGAGGATCTCGGCGGCGACATCGAGCGGATCAAGGTCTGACTGGAACTGGTGGACACGCCATGACCAGGACGACACTGAAAATGGCTTACTCCTACCTTCAGACTTGCCGCTTTTGCCGCGACCAGGACAGCGCCGGCACCGACAGCAACACACCTTCGCCGAAAATAATCCGTAAAAAGTCGTTGACGCTCATCCGCTGATCGTTCATAACGCCTGGGCCGGGCACACGGGGTGCCGGGAAACACCGCGAAGGACGCGATAATGACCAACACACTGCAAATCATCGAACACATCCTGACGGACGGCAGCAAGACGTTCGACGGCGAAATGGCCCTCGGGGTGTGCTTCGTCACCGAAAAGGACATGCGGGCGTTCGTCGCCGGCCTGACCCGGCTGATCGATCAGCATACCAACGACATGCTCGTCGTGGATGACGAGGTTCTCGGCTGACCACCAACCGGCCCGCCCCTCGGGGGCGGGTCCCCACCGCGAAGGACGCGAACATGAACACCACCACCCACCGCTTCGTCGTCATGACATCTTCCGCCCAGTCAAAGGGCAAATGGACGCACGTCCGCCGCAACGTCGCGGTGGTCGAGACCGATGGTCTCGGCATGCCGAAGATGATCAGCGACCGCGCCAAACACCTCGTCCGGATCGTGTCCTACTCCGGCGGGCTGAACGTCGGCAGCACCGACCGCTGCGCCTACCAGGTCGCGCTCCGCGAGGCCGAGGCGCTGGCCGCGCTGCTGAACGGAGAGGCCCAGTGCTGACCATCGCGGGCGGCATCCTGTTGGCGGAAGCCATCACCGGGGCCATCGGCGTGATCGTGGCCACGGTGATGTGGCTCATCATGATGCGACCATCCCCCAAACCGCGCCCGCCCAGGAGTCTGGGCCACTGAGGAGACCCCATGAGTGAATGCACGTTCTGCGGCTCACGCCGCGGCGAGGACTGTGGTGAGATGCCGGGCGCCCCATACCACGGGGGCCTGTGCCCCCGGGACGGGCGCGTGGTCGCGTCCGGTCCACCGGTCCCCCTCGACCACCACACCAGGCTCATCGTGGCCATGAACGACCTCCGCTGGACGACGCAGGCGCTGGCAGACGTGTCCGAAAATTCATCCTCCACCGTCCGCCGCTGGCGATCGGGCCGGTTCCCCGTTCCGCCCGAGATCCTGGCGTGGATCGAGCGGCTCGCGGAACTCGCGCGCGACTGCCCGCCGCCGCCGCGACCGGCGTGGCCACCGGTCGACCAGGATTGACTCATTTTGGACTGGATGATATCGTGATTGCTTCCCGTTATGGATAAGAAGATGTCCGCGACAGCCGAGGTCAGAAGCGTTTTCGCGCGGTTACAGCCAGACCTGTATTTCCGCATCAAGGTCGACGCCATGCGCCGACGCATCAGCATGGGGGACTGGCTCGCCAACGCGGCGCGCCTCTACCTCGCCACCGCGGAGGAACTATCACCGGACGGGGAGTAGGCCCATGGCCCAGGTCCCCATGAGTTTCGCCGCCACCTTCCGCCGCCTGGTCGCTCCAAAACTTCAGGCCGAGTCCTATCGGCTGGCGACGGAACTGGTCGCTGATCGCCTGACGTTTCCCGAAGCAATGGCCGAACTGCTGGCCTACGCCCATCGCCGGGGGGCTGGCTACCTTCCCGAAGCCATTTACGATGACCTCCGCGACTGGCTGTCGAGAATCCTCCTCGATGACACGGAACTCGCGGAGGAGGCGACCGCGCTAGTCCAGCGCCTCCTCCGCGAGCCTTCGCGCGAGGCAATGCGAAAAGCGGTTAGGGAGTTCCTTGATGAGTGACGAAAGGCCGGGATATTTCAACCGGCCAAAGCGTCCGAAAAAGCGTGACCCCAGCCCACCGCCCGAACCGGTCAGCTACATCAACGGCGAAGCGGAGCCGATCACCGTCACGCCGCCGGAATTCAGCGAGGATTCCCTCGGCCTGCGCTTCTCGGCGATCTACGGCCCGGCGCTGAAATACGTGGACGAATGGAAACGCTGGATGTCCTGGGACGGCTGCGTGTGGCGCCGTGACAGGATACTCAGTGTCTACGACCTCGTCCGCCGGATGGTCCGAGCGGAGAGCGCGGGCGCCGACGATCCGCAGACCCGGGCGCGTCTCGCCGCCGCGTCGACCGTCGCCGCGATCGAGAAGCTGGTTCGCTCCGACCGTCAGCACGCGCGTGAGGCCGATGCCTGGGACCCGAACCCATGGCTGTTGAACACGCCGAGCGGGATCGTCAACCTGGAGACCGGCGAAATCGGCCCGCACGATCCAGCCTGCCTGATGACCAAATGCACGGGCGTGGCGCCAGCCTGGGTGGGCGAGCGGCCAGATCCGCTGGCGGACTATTGCCCGAAATGGACCGAGTTCCTGGCCCGCGTGACCGGTGGCGATCCTGAACTCCAGGCTTACCTGAAACGCGTGGCGGGATACTGGCTGACCGGCCTGACCCGAGAGCATGCCATGTGGTTTTTCTACGGCACAGGTCGCAACGGCAAAGGCGTGTTCCTGAACACGCTGACACGCATCATGGGCGACTACGCGATGGTCGCTTCGCCCGACACGTTCACCGCCGATGGTCATAACAAGCACCTGACGGTCCTGGCCCGCCTGCAAGGCGCCCGGCTGGTCGTGTCGCAGGAGACCGAGGAGGGCGTGCCGTGGGCCGAGGCACGCATCAAAGCAGTGACCGGGGGCGATCCGATCACCGCCAACTTCATGCACCGCGACTCGTTCACGTTCATGCCGCAGTTCAAGTTGGGCATCAGCGGCAATCACAAGCCGGGGCTGAAATCGGTCGATCAGGCGATCCGCGCCCGGTTCAACCTGGTGCCGTTCACCGTGACGATCCCGCCCACCGAGCGCGATCCGGGGTTGTCGGAAAAGCTATGGGCCGAGGCGCCTGGCATCCTCGCCTGGGCCATGGAGGGATGTTGGGACTGGCGGCACACGCGGCTGGCGCCGCCGCCCAAGGTGACTGAGGCGACCGAGGAGTATTTCGACCAGGAGGACGCCACCAGCCTGTGGATCAAGGATTGCTGCGAGACAGACAGGTCCTACGAGTGTCTCAGCGGCGCGCTGTTCAAATCATGGACCGCCTGGGCGATCAAGGCCGGCGAGAAAACCGGGTCGCATAAAGCGTTTAGCCGAACCCTGGAGCGGAATGGGTTCAACGGCGGCAGGCACTCCGAATCCGGCAGAATGGTCGACGGCATCCGGCTCGTGGTCGATCCGTCCTGGCACGAACCACCCGGCGACAGAGAGTAGCATAAAACTATCAAATGGCAATTACTGACGCACCTGACGGGTTGTGCATTTAATGCGTGTGCCCACACAGGCGCGTAAGGGATATGCGTCAGATGCGTCAGATGCGTCAGAACCCGCCCTACGTATGCCTTTCCCTGGACGCATTAACCAAACAATCCGTCAGATGCGTCAGAAATGCCGAAAACCGGCTAAATCCGGCCATTTTTAGCTTAGTGTTTGCGTCAGCCGATGCGTCAGGATCATCAGGAATAATTGATAAAGGATAATACCACTTCCTCGCTTGCCGGGGCGACCCGTAACGTCCTACGGTGGCCCATGCCCCAGACACGCCCGGCGCCACCGGACACGACCGACATCGACCGGCGCAACGTCGACACGATCGCCGACCACACCGCCACCATGGACAACAAAGCGGCCTTCGCGCTGATCACCCAGACCCTGACGGACGCGGGCTACCGGGGTGTCCACCTGAAGGAAATGCGCGACCGCGTGTGGCTTGAGCGCAAGCGGCTGATCCGCATCGCCAGGCGGGCCTGACCCATGGCCACACGCCTACGCGATCTCCACGTCTGGCTGGAACCAGCCGCGTTCGCGCGCCTCGTCGCCGCCGCCGAGGTCGACCACCGCTCGCCGGCCAACCTCGCTCGCGCGCTGATCCTGCGCGGCCTCGGCGAGCCGCCGATCATCGTCCACGCCAAACCGCCGAAACCGCGTCCGATCGCCCGTGGAGGGGCCAGATGATCAAAGACGACCGGGTGAGACTCACCCTCGCAGCCGCCGAGAGGTTTCCCGACCTGGGCACGCGGCTGGGCACCGTGGCTTACGTCGCGAACAGCTGGGCCGGCGTTGACTGGGACGGCAAGCCGGAGCGGACGCTGCTGCCAATCCGGTCCCTGGAGGCGCTGGGGACGGTCTGGACCGGTCAAGGCATGAGAGAGCCGCCCGAGCCGTCGCCGTCTGTAGCCCCCGTCCAGGCCCCGCCATGACCACGCTCAACGTCATGCTCTGGCTGGCGGTCGTGGCCAACCTCGTCTGCATGGCCTGGAACATCAGCCGCGCGCGGGCCTACTACCGCGCGGTGGAGGCGACCGCGAAAGAGCGCGCTGAATTGCTGGTCAAGGTCAACGCCGCGCTGGCGATGCCGCGCCCACGGATGCCGACGCTTCAGGCGACCTCGCCGGTCGCCGGAATGCCGGGCTGGACCCTCCAGCCACCGGACGGCCAGGCGACGATGAGCGGCACGACGATCCGCGCCCGCGGATCGCCCGGGTGACGCGGCCCGCCTCGTCAGGCTTCCGGGTGCTGCCAGGGACCGGCGAATCCTGGTGGGTATGGCGGGCCGGGCGGGTCGTCTGTGGGCCGTTCACGGCTCATGAGAGCGCGCTGGCGACGGCGTGGCATCTGGACGATGGGGCGGCGGAAATGCCCGATGCGCGGCCGGAAGGGGGCGACCGAGAATAATGGTTGATGTCGTCGTTTTGTCGTTGACAGGATCGATTGTGGTCGTCATTATGCCGACATCGAGACAGGAGATGGACATGACGAAGACCTACCCCGCGATCCTCAACGGCCAGCGGACGACAGCGAAGAAAGTGCTGGGCCAGTGGCTGGTGGGCGGTGACTACACCCAGGCCGGCGACGTTGTTTCGATCGCCTGCAAGGTGTGGCGCTCCGACCGGATCGGCTGGCACACGCTGAAGGGCTGCCGCCTGGTGTTCTCGGACTTCGCGTCCGCCGACGAACTGGAGGGCTGAGAGATGCGATTCACTTACGTCCGCCACAATCCCCGCCTGGTCGAGGTCCGCGCCGATGGCTGTCACGCGGGCTGGCTCGAACAGAAGACCCGCAAGCCCGCCGGGCTCCTCGGCGCGAAGCGTTACGGCTACTGGACCGGCATCGTGGCCGGGCTCGACGTGAGCGTGATCGGCTCGCTGACCAGGGCCATGGACACGCTCGACCGCGCCGCCTGGAACGCCGTCACGGTGTGCGAGAGCCACTACGGCGCCGACGACAACCGGCTGGAGGGCTGAGACATGGCGCTTCACCGCCGCTCATGGACGACCAAACCCGACAAGGCTCTGGTCTGCGAAACACTGGAGCAGGCCGATCTGCTGGCCCGCGCGATGCTTCCCCTGGACCAATACAGGCACATGCACCTGACCTACGCGCACAGCCAGGGCGGCTTCGTGATCTTCAACGAAGCGGGCACCAAGATGGTGGCCGACCGATGACGCCCGACCGGTTCGCCGCCGCCCTCGACCAGCTTGGCTGGACGCAGAGGCACCTGGCGCGGCTGCTGCGGTGCGACACGAATATGCCGGGACGATGGGCGAAGGGGGCCACGATCCCGCCCACCATCGCGGCGTGGCTGGAGCGGCTGGTGGGAGCGCACCATGGCAACCCGGCGCCGGAGGACTGGCGGGCACGCGCGCAACCGACAACGCCAACCCGCCACCGTTAGAGAAAACCCCACGAAACTCGACCACGAAACTCGACCTGGTATAGGGGATTAACCGGTTTGACAAAAAAGATGTGACATTTTTTGTCACCCCAGACAAATCTACCACACCCCTCCGCGGATAAAACACCCCACATTATCAACGCACTACGCGTGTTAGTCTGCCTCACGTGGTTTGCGTGGTTTACTCAGTCGTGACCGCTGAATTATCGGCCTTTTTCTCCCCCTTTTATTCCCGCTCTAACAGTTAGAATTATCCCTAACAGGGTCGTACGCGCCCGCGCAGGCGGATGACGCCCGCGCCTGATGTGTTAATCTGGCCACGCACACAGGAGGACCCCCATCATGCCGTTCGACGGATTCCCCCCCGGGCTACTCTCGGATCTCGCCGCCCTGAAGGTCGCCCTGGCCGGCGTCAGGACCGGCTGGCGGACTGGCGCCCTCGGCATCGAGGGCAAACACTGCGCGCTGGGCTGGCTGCTGCACGCCGCCGATGGCAACGCGAAGATCGCCACCCGCCTCGCCGTCGACTACGTCTGGCCCGCGCTGCCCGAGAGCGCTCGCAAGGGCAAGGACACCCGGATCGAGGCGATCTACCGCTACAACGACCACTGGGGCCACGCGAACACGATCAAGGTGTTCGACCGCGCCGTCGAACTGGCCGAGGCGAAGGCTGGCGGTGTCTGACATCGAGGACGCGCTGATCTGGCGCCTCGATGTGCGCCAGGCCGCGCGTCAGCTCAAACCGCGCGAGCGGGGCATGCTCACCCGCTTCGTCCGGGGGGACACCGCCACTGACATCGCCCGCGCTGACGGCCTGAGCCGGGAGAGGGTCGGCCAGATCCTCGCCACCGCCGGCCACCGCCTGCGCCACGCCCTGCGCTCGCCGCCGGGCTTCGACCGCCCGGCCTTCCTGGATCACATGGCCCGCCTGCTCGAGGCCCGACGCATCCAGCGCGAGCAAGAGGCGCAATGGGAAGCCGCCCGCGAGGCGCGCGAACGCGAAGCCGAACGCTACTCCGAGGAACGCCGGTTCCAGCGCGACCTCGACGCGATGCGCGCCCTGATCGAGCGCGAGGGGCCAGCGAAATGGATCGTGCCCGCGGAGGCGGAAATCGAGGTCGACGCCATGCTGGCCTTCGCCTCGGCCCTGGCGTCGAAACCGCCCCCCCCCAAGCCCAAGCCGCCCGAGTGGCTGCGCCTGCTCTACATCCCCGAATCGGATCGCGCCGACCAACAGAAGCGCAGTCTCGCGCTTCTTCTTGAGCAGGAATTCATCCGCCGCGGCGCCGGCCCGCTCATCCCCACCAATCCCGACGCCGCCGAGCAACTCGCCAGTCTCAGTCCCGAAGATCGCGCGATGGCGAAATACAACTGGTACGCGGTCAACCTCGACGCCATGTTCAGTAAGTTCCCCCCCTACCCGGGCAAGGTCTACTTCGATCCTTGACATCCCGTTGATGTCGCGCGAAATCCCAAGCCGTGGGACTACCAAAACCACAGGGATCGGTTCCCAATCGGGACACCGGGGCCTGCGGTAGCCATTCAAAATCCATACAATGGCTCTGCATATGGACCCGACCAAATCAAGAGCAAATCGCTCGCGAACAACTGGAAAACCAAGGTTTTCCGGTGTTCCTGCCCATGCTTGAGCGCCGCCTGCCAAAGAACCAGGCTCGTATCGAGCCATTGTTCGCGCGTTATTGTTTCAGCCGCCCCGTCGAGGGACGATGGGCGCCGATGCGTTCCACCCGCGGCGTGGCCGATGTCCTGCGCGATCCCGCCGGTCAGCCCTACTGGCTTTCCCAAAACACCATTGACGACCTCATGGCACGCCTCGCCGTCGAGCCTGTCCGTCTCCCGTCCTACGCCCCCGGCACCCGCCTCCGCGTCCTGGATGGCCCGCTGGCCACCTTCACGGGCACCGTGGTAGCTGACGCCGGAGAACGCGTCCGCCTCCTCCACAGCCTGTTCGGACGCGCCACCGAGAAGTGGTACCAGCCAGAAGACGTGGAAGCAGCGTGAAATGATCGGACGCTGCCAATACTGCGAATACTTCATGGACAGAGACCCCGACCCCTGTGAATGCCACCGCCATCCGCCGGTCATTCTGCCCGGCCCGGTCTCCGCGTGGCCCAACTGCGAGCCAGACGACTTCTGCGGCGAATACGCCCAGACCGCCAATATGACTGAACGCATCAGAGGAGCCTGACACATGGCCCTACCCCCGGCACCACCCGGCGGACCCCCAGGCGGCGGCATGCCACCGGGCATGGGAGCAACCGACCCAAGCGCGGGCGGCGCCCCACCACCCGATGATGACGCCGGGAGCCCGGAGGACAACGTCATCCTGACCATCGCCCGCGACCCCGAGGGCGGTGGATACCTCGTCTACTCCGGCGACGAACCCGAGGACGGCGGCGAGGACATGTCCGCCGATGACGCCGATGCCATGGGACCAGCGGGCGGCGCGCCATCCAACCAACCCCAGACCGCGGGCAGCGTCGGCGAGGCCCTCAAGATCGCCATGAACATTCTCCAGCAAGACGAACAATCCGGCGGCGGCGGCGCCGAGGCAGCCTTCGCATCCGGGTTTGGTGGCCCTCAAGGAGCCACGCCAGCGGGCAACGGCGGCAGCCCGGCGGCACAGAAGTTCGCCTGATGATGGGCGGCTCGCCACCACCCAGGATCGGGAAAACCACGGGGAAGCCCATGCCGAAGGCCGATAAGCCCGGCAAGCTGCCAGCACGTAAGAAACCCAAAGCGAAACCACGCGTTGCACCCGGACTGATCAACTCAACGGAGTACTGACATGTCTAAGGTCGAACAAATCGCCACCATCCTCGGCAACGCGAGATCAGCCGGCGGCATGACAGACGAACAAATCGCCGCCAATATCGTCGCCGAACTGAAACTCGTGGACGACGCACCCAAACACGCCGAACCCGCGCACAACACCAAGGCGGATAATAAAAAGTGAGCCAAACCCTACTCCAACGCATTACCCACCTGATCGAGCAACAGCGCATCCAGGGCGGCTGGGACGATGAACTCGTCGCCGCCAAGATCCTCGACCTCGTCAGGCGCGACGAACAAGCCGACAAGGTCACCCTGATCGAGGGCGACCCTCCCGAAACCGTGCAGGCGGTGTGAAACTTGGGGCGACCATCAAAATTCACCGAGGAACTGGCGAATGAGATTTGCCGCTTGCTGATCGAGGGCAAAAGCCTGCGCGATATCTGCTCCGACAAGGCGTTTCCCGATCGCCTAACGGTTATACGATGGAAGAACGAAAACGAATCGTTTCGTAGCCAGTATGTGCGCGCGAGAGACGATCAAGGCGACACTTATGCTGATTTAAGCTTGCACTCCGCGACGACGATTGAAGACGCCGCGAAGGCTCGTCTCGCTTATGACGCTTACAGATGGTACGCGGGTAAACTTAAGCCCGGCACCTACGGCGACAAGGTTCAACACGCCAACGCGGCGGGTGATGGAGACGTGACGATACAGGTCGTGAAGTTTAGTTCCAAGAGCAAAACGGAGTGACCATGCTGCACGCTTCGACGTTCGAATACCTGAAGCCGACAGACGACCAAATGGACCACATGGCCTATGTGCGGGCGGCTTTTGCTGAGTTCACGTCGCATATCGGCGTCCATATCCCAGAGGGTCCAGACAAGACCTACCTGATGCGACAGCTACGCGACTGCGCGATGTGGGCCAACATCGCGATCACGCGCAATCCGGACGGGTCACCACGAACGTAACGATCCCTAACGGTTGGGTACCCAACGACTATCAAATGCCGCTCTGGGACCACCTGGAGGGCGGCGGCAAACGCGCCGTCGCCGTGTGGCACCGACGCGCGGGCAAGGACTCCGTCGCTCTCAACTGGACCGCCGCCGCCGCGCACCAGCGCAAGGGCACCTATTGGCACATGCTGCCAACCCAGGCGCAGGCGCGCAAAACGGTGTGGGACGGCATCGATCGCGCGGGCCGCAGGATGATCGACCAGGCGTTCCCGCCCTCGATCCGGATCAATCATCGCAAAGACGAAATGAAGATCGAACTGAA